GCTGATTGTGGAAGAGTGGCGGGCTACCGGCGGCACCGGTCTGGATATCCCCACCGACTCGCACCGCCAGATGCAGAAGGTGTTCCGCTGGATCGACGGCGACACCGAATACGCCGCCAACAACATTCGCCAGCTGGCCCCGGCAATCATGTCGGTCCTGCCGCTGGAGTACCGCAACCGCCTGGCGCCACAGAACGACACGATGTCTCTGATCGCCTCTGCGATGAAAGAGTGTGCTGAGGCTAAACAGGCCGTGCTGCTGGACGCTTCAGAGCATCAGAAGCTTAAAGAGGTAAGCGAGGGTATAGCGTCGCTGTTCCGCCTGATGCCTGAGCAGGTAGGGCCGCTGATGACGATGGTCACGTCGATGCTGGGCGTCATGTAACCGGAGAAGACCATGAACCACATCGAATTTATCGAGAAGCATGTGCGCGATGAACTGATTAAACAGGGATTCACCGTAGCGGTGGCTCAGGGGGGGGGCGTTTCAGGCCGTCGATATGTACAAGCGTATGTCACAGGCCAGTCGCAAGGGGAGGATTTTCGATGACGTGTTACGACACGCAAAGCTCTGGGCGGAGAAGCAGCAGGTCCCGTCAGACAAGTTCGAAAAGAAGCGCGTTAAGCGTGTTCAGCAGCAGCCAGGCCTGCTCTGAAAAGGCGAAAGCCGCGCTGTTGGTAGCAGCAACGGCTTTCAAGACACTGTGTTACGCCAAGTAACGGGAGTAAGTATGTCAAACACCGCAGAAATTCTCAACTTTCCCGCTGTAGTTTCGGGAATACAGGAGCAACGCGTGGCCGATACAGACGATGGGTACACCCGTCTGGCAAACGAGTTGTATGAGGAGCTTATCGGCGCGAACCTGACCAAAAATCAGGCCAAGGTAGCTCATGCTGTTTGCCGCAAAACCTATGGGTTCAACAAGAAGATGGACCGCATAGCAGACTCACAACTTTCTGAGCTGACCAGACTACCTCGCCAGAAGGTTAACACTGCCAAAAACGAGCTCATTGCGATGAATGTTTTGGTATCCGACGGCATGCTGATCGGTCCCAACAAAAACCTGAGTGAGTGGGTAATTCCGGGCACTAAGCCTGCGCCAAAATGTCACCATAGTAGTGACTGTCACCACAATAGTGACAGTGTCCCTACGGTGGTGACAAAAAATGTCACCAAAACAGTGACAACCCTGTCACCAAAATGGGGACACACAAAAGACACTATTACAAAAGACAATAAAGACAATATTAATAAACCCCCTAAATCCCCCAAACCGGCTTCGTTCGATCCGGCTGGTGTTGACCTTCCTGAATGGCTGTCAGTTTCAGTCTGGAAGTCATGGGTCGATTATCGTCGTGACCTGAAGAAACCGATCAAGTCTCAGCAGACGGTAACTCAGGCCATCAACCTGCTCGAACGTTGCAAGTGCAGCGGATACCAGCCTGAAGAAATCATCAACCAGAGCATCGCGAATGGCTGGCAGGGTTTGTTTGAGCCAAAGATCGCCAAGCAGACGCCTCGCGCGCAGTCTCGCGTATCTGAGAACTTTGCTGGCAAAGACTACGGCCAGACTGAAATTCCTGCATGGGCGAGGGACTGATCATGACGCTGGATGAAAAAATCAATCAACTTGAGAAACGCATTACTGAGCTGAGCCAGCCGCCAGTTCAGCATGAAGATATCGAGCTAACTATCAGCACCGAGAACTGCGAAACGCATGGCCCCTTTGAATGCAGGACCAGGCATTTCTTAAACTCTGTCGTGAAAATTCCCCCGCGCCCAAGCTGCTGCCCTGAATGCCTCAAAGAGGAGTTAGGCCGCTTGCAGGCGGAAAGAATTAGCATCAACGAAGCAGCCCGCAAAAGAAACATCGAGCGCCTGCTGGATGGACTGAGCATCCCGGCCAGGTTTGAATCCTGTTCACTGGAGAATTATGAACCGGTGAACGAAGAAGCGAAACGCGCCCTGAAGGTCTGTCAGGCATACGCCAGCCGCTGGCCTGAGCGTTTGCAGAAGGGTGGCGGCCTGGTGATGTGTGGCAAGCCTGGAACCGGCAAGACCCACCTCGCATTGGCTATCGCCCGGCATGCAATCACCGAGCACCAAAGCTCAGCTGTGTTCACCACCGCGCTGAAAATTGCCAGGGAGTACAAGTCAACCTGGTCGAAGGGGTCAAGCCGTACTGAAGACGAAGTGATCCGTTACTTCACGAAGCCCGACCTGCTGATTATCGACGAGGTCGGCGTGCAGTTCGGAAGCGACGCCGAGAAGTTGATCATGTTCGAAATCATCAACACCCGTTATGAGCGGATGAAGCCAACCATCCTGATCAGCAACCAGACCCGGGAAGAACTGGCTGCATTCATCGGCGAGCGCGTTCTTGACCGCATGAGCGATGGAGGCGGATGCACTCTGTCATTCACCTGGGATTCTTACCGTTCCAAGGGGGCAGCGTGAAAGCATGCAGCGATGACTATGTTGTTATCAACGAGTATTCGAAAGGCGATGCAGCCTGGATACAGCGCGTTGATACCGATGAAAAGCGGAAAGCACTTTACAAATCGAGTTGGGAAATAGCCGTAATCTCGCTCGCAATCGTTCGTGAATATGGGAGCCGGAGGGTAGGAAATGACCATAACAATCCGTGAGCAGATTCTTGCAGCCCTGCGTAATAACCCGGGCCTGAATAGTGCTCGCATTGCCAGCATGATCGGCATGACCACCAAAAAGATTTCCGGCCCGTTAAGCACATTGTTAGCAGACGGCCTGATCGAGTTCGAAGGCAAGCACGGCCAGCGGCTGTATCGGCTGACCAGCTACGGCATGAAATACGCACCGGAAACCATGCCGGCCATGCCGAAGGGTAATTCGAAGCTGGTGCAGCGCACAGAGACAAACGTGATCTGCCAGGAGTGCCGCAACAGTCCGGCTATGAAGCGAGTATTGATGGTTTGGGGGAGGGTAGGGGTATGAGCATGATGGATTTCGCAGAAACTAAAAAGGCGATCGACGCTATCACAACCGACTGGTCTATCCGTGGCCCATACCACGAAGACGACGGCAAATATTACGCTTTGCTTCGCGGAGAGTGGGTCGGTGGCGGGCATGTCGGAAAACGGAAAACTCTTGACGCAATTTTCGAAAAGTTAACCAGCGAGGTCGCCCAATGAGCAACATCGACATACGCGCATTACGTGAAGCGGCAGTTCGCGCATGTGGCGTGAAGTGGCAATACATGCGCGCGACGCAACATTCGAAAGCATACATAACGGACGATAAAGGCTCGCCAATCGTCAACTGCACTGATGGTGATGTTCCAGCCAAATGCGCCGGATTTCTCGAGTCCGCCAACCCTGCCGCCGTGCTGGCGCTGCTGGATGAGCTGGAAGCCAAAGACGCGCAAATAGTCAATCTTACAGCCGAGCGCGATGCTCTTCGTGAAGAAGAGATGGGAGAAGCGAAGCACAGTAATACGCGTGCCGCTGCCGATATCTATTTCCAGTTGGTTGAAGAGTGTGAAATCCATCCTGGCGGTTCACTGGTTGAATATGTAAGCGATCTGCGTGAACGCGCCGCCGCAGCCTGTAAAGGAGAGTGAGCATGGAAAAACCACTGAATAAGCGAGAGCGCGAGTTTTTAAAGCCAGCCATAGTTCACCGCTGGGAAATTGAAATATCGCCATGCCGAAAAACTGCGCTCTGGGATGGTGACTCTCTCTTTCCTGTCAAAGTGGGAGCAATGGCTGAAGACCTGATAAAGCGCGGATTTCTGGAGCGTGTTTCTATGGGATTTGGTCGAGACATTATCAGGGCAACCAAAAAGGCAGAAAGCTTACATTGTTACCGCTGCCATTACGGAAAATTGATTAACGAAAATGGTCAGCAGGGCGAGGACTGCCCGCATTGCGATGGCGGTGTAATTGTGAAGAGGACTAACCCATGAGCGAACTAACCAAAGAATGGCTCCTCAAGACCATCGCGGAGCTTGAAGAAGAGCGCGATGCGACGCCCGGCGCAGTAAACGAAGATGCTGCGATGTCTCTGGCGGCGATGAAGATTGCGCTGGCATCGCTCGAAGCGGAGCAGGTGTCAATCAACGACGATATGGCATATGCATTTCATCATGCGCTGTCAGATTCATCACTAGGGGCTGAAGAAGTCGAAGAAATTAAGGCTGGGTTGCGTGCTGCATTCGCTAATGTCACCGCTCCGCCAGCGCCGGTATCTGACTCGCTTCTGTCTGAGCTTTTAGCGATAGCGAAGAAGGCGGCTGATGCAGCAGACGAATGCGCACATGCGGAGTGGAGCGATGACTCCATGGAGCATTCAACTGCAATAGCTGATTGGGAACGCCGCGCCGCCATGCTTCAGGGTGCCGAACCTGTAACGACGGCTTACAAGTTGCCAGCGATTGGTTGGCTACGTGCTGACTATCAGAATGATAATCGTGGTCTGCGAGGTAATGCTCCACTGTTCGTGTTGGGTAAAAAAGACCCTTCAACGGTGTGGGGGCTGGATTACATCCCGCTTATCAGCAACTCTCCGGTGATTACGGATGGCTGGGTAGCTTGCAGTGAGCGGATGCCAGACATAGGCATAGAGATATTCTATTTCTGCCAGGATGATGGCCTGAGAGATTGCGGTATTGTTAGTTCATCAAACTTCAGCGACAGAGGCGACGCACAACTATACGTTCATGCTGAAGGCTATGATTTGCGTTTCGGCGTAGACATAACCCACTGGATGCCACTGCCAGCAGCACCGCAGCAGGAGGCTAAAAATGTCTAGTTTGAAGCCAGGCAATGTTTATATCGAAATTTCTCACAATCAGGATGGAGGCCTTTCCCTCTGTATAGCCAATGACGATGGCGGATATCGCATCTCCGGAGCCAAGGTTGGCGGCTGTGAAAACCTGAAGTGCTTTGAGGTTAATGTCGAGGAGCTAATCGAGCAGATTCGCGAGCACGCAAAAAAGGCAGCCGTTGAGCCTGGGCACATCGACGAAATCGCTATTCAGGCAGGGATTGACCCAGCCGTGGCTGATGCTTACATGCAGGGATATCACGACGCAGAAGTGCGGAGATCTGAGCAGCAGGATGCAAACTGATGTGATATAAAACCCCTTCATGGTGGAGGGGTTGCTTATGTCAGAATATGAGAAGCTGTCAGAAGACCTGTATCGGGAAGCGTGTCGCATTGTTGGCGAATGCTGTCTGATGCTTGCCAGCAATGATGCGGAAACAAACAGAGACCAGCTGGTTCACGAGTTAAAACGGCTTCACTGGGAAATTATGAAGCAGACAGAAGAATCCAATCTGCCTATTTTGCTTGCCATCGAAAGGCTTGCTACCAGTGAGGACTGGAAGAAGCCATATCTTGGATGATGCCTAACCCATTCGACGCATAACTAAACGTCAAGCAACGTTTGATTTCCAATAATCATCCATCCATAATTAAGTCATCGGAGCCTGAACAACTCCGGTGACTTCTGCGCATTTAAGGGGACTTAAATGCGACCACAATCTGAACTCCTCACCTT